ATTTTTTTTCCGTTTGTTTTGAGAAGTCCCATCATGACAATTTCGAGAGGGTTGGGTGAAGCTGGTTCTGACTGGCTTTGGTCTTCTACTAACCTCTCCCACATTGATCCAGCCTTAAACCCGATGAATGCCAGGAGTTTCTCCTTTCTCGTGAGAGGCTTGTCGGTTTTAATGCCAAACTGGTCAAGGATAGTCTCAATCCCCTCGTTGACAAAATCCGACTGATTCTTGACTGACTCTCTGTGGATAACCCCAAGGAGGGTCTCCCCCACATTGCTGGGGCCTTTCAGCTCCTTGGATACGATTCCGTTATAATAGTTGTCCGATTTGGGGTCCGGATCTGCCGGGAGATCCCAGTTGAATTTTTCTTCCATGTTTTACTATTCGTTAATTCCATACTTACCGCAGACGTATGCTTCGCCAGTCTTGAAGCCCATGCAGACGAAAAGAGCCTCTCGTTTGGTTAAGGTGTTGTCCATGCCGAACAATTCGTTTGCTAACTTAACCATCTCCGACAAGACTAAAGAAACATAACTAACTGTCTCCTCGTCAAGGCTGTCCACTCTCTTCTGCATCCTGTCTACGAGCTCTACTGCTTTGTCGGCGTCCATCTCCGGTCCGATGAGACTGGAGAAGTAGTCATCCCTGATAGCCGGCTGTGCCGGCTCATTCCATGCGATTTTCTTCATTGTGTTCCATCTTGTTTGTTGAAAATCTTTTCGTTGGATGAGGTCCTGGAGCTCCTCTTCTGTGTAGCAGGTGGAGATGAACCCGTTGCTGAAATAGAGGTCGAAAGCACCCGAAGGAAGCTGGGTAATCTTAAGTCCTAAACCGTTGCTGTTAATGTAATTTGTAGTTGTCATTGTCTTATCCTTTTGTTTGTATCACAAATGTAAGAAAAGTTTTTTGAAGTAAAAAATTTTTTGATTGAGAAATGAGAAAAAAGTTGGGACCCCCATTTTGGGGTCCCCGGGATTAAAACTGTTTGAACCCGTAGCGGTTGAGTTTATGCTCCAGGAGCTGGAATTTCATATACCCCATGTCCAACCCGGTTCCTACCATATTTACGAACGGGATTCGGCTGGTGATGAAGACCTCCATCTCGGATCCCCCGGAGGTCCTGTATCTATTAATAAGTACGTGCTCCTCCGTGGGGGGGTCAAACCTGTCTTTTACATTGGCTGCCCATTTCCGGGTCATCCCGTTTTTCAGTAGGATGGTCCTGAGTTCCGTCATGGTGTAGCAGAAGGTGTGGACTCCGTTGTTGAAGGTAAGGCTGAATGCCCATTTGAACTGCCCGGAGGAGAATTTGTTGATCTTGAGTTCGAGTCCTTGATTGTTGGTGTAGGTGATGGTTTTTATATTGTAATTTGTTTTTGTTTGTATCACAAATATAATACTTCTGCTGCAAATACTACGATAAAATGCTGGAAAAATAGCAGAGAAACAATAAATTTTTCATTGTTTCTCACCTAAGTGATTGATACCCAATGGATTAGACCCTAAAATCACCCCCGGAGAAACAATGTAAACAATGATTTCTATATAACCTTTTTATAGGGGGTCTTATCCTCTTTAAGAACACTATTATCCAATGTCAGAACACATATTCCCTATTCAGGTTTTCCTCCTATATTATTGTTTACATTGTTTACAGGGGTCTAATTCATTGATATTCAATCAATTATGGAGAAACAATGATTGTTTATCATTGTTTCTCATTGTTTACTGCTGGTCCCTGCCACGGGGGCCAATATCCCCGGCTTGGGAACACAAAAAACCCGGGCTCCCCTAAGCCCGGGACGGAGTAGTTTCCTAAAATTTCCAGCTAAAGCCAACCTCATACCCCGATCGGGTCAGCTCGAAGTCCCGCACATAGGATATATCTACTCCGAAATTCCTGTAATATATGCCTCCCCCAGCCCCAACCTGCCCGAATGAGTTAGCTGAAGCTCTCAGAAAGGGGGACCATTTCGGGGACCTCGTCTCTTTGATTTGTTCTCGAACGGGGGTATACTTGTACGTAAGATGCTGGAGAGTGTTGTATTGGACTGTAGCTTCCCAGTCAAATTGGCCAATTTTGGGATCTTTGAAGAATGTTCCAGCGTATTTTCTGGTCGTATTCCAATCCAATATTGTCCTTTTTACGCTCTCCAGAGTATCCACCTCCTTTTGGTCCTCCCCAAAACCCCCTCCATTTGTGATTTCTGGGGGTGTTTGGGGAACCTTTTCCTCCTGGTCCTTATAGATATATATCAATTTGATTGGATTCCTAAAACCCTCCCATTTTGGAACCAAATCCGGGACTTCGACCTCCCCCTGAATTGGGGGTAAATCGACGTACTTTATAACGGTCTTTTCCTCGACTGTTTTACGCCCGATTATAAAGCCTATACCTACAAGAACTATTGTGCAGAGTACTCTCTTTAGTAAGTCCATATCGTGTCCTGCGGGAGGGTTTTAGAAGCATCTATGTGGATAAAATTCCCGTCGATGCCTATCCTCCGGATCCGCAATGCAATGGCTGCCCGGAGGATCTTCATCCGACTGGGGCCCGAGGCACACCTGATGTCCACTGCCAAACCTTCGGTGTGAGCACTGTTACCGGACCGTCCTTTGGCCTTATCGTGTTCTTTGGAACGATAAGCGCAATTGAGGACGAGGGGAATGCCTGCCTTTTCACGGAGGTCATCCAGTAGATCGAGAAAATCCTGGTCCATGTCTTCAATGGAGCAGGACGGGTTGCATCGCTCGAATTCTTCGGGCTTAAAATACTTACTTGTCTTCATGGCATTCAAAGTCTATTTGAGTCTTCTTGCTGACAGATCTCTCCATGTATGACCGGAGAGCCCGGAATATGGGATGATTCGAAATGATTGCGGAGTTCTCCAGAAAGCTCCAAAACTCAGTCCCGACCACAAAAGCAGCGAAGAAGTTGGCAAGGTTGAGACCCCCCAAGTTCGGGAGGACATGCACGTCAAGCATGTAGGCCATGCCAATACCGATAATGCTGAGCCCCAACTTCCAACACGTGTCCCACATTTTCTCGCTTTTGAACACATATTTTTGATGGGCTCGTTTGTGACGTTTGTAGTCAGCAATATTTCCAGTTATGAAGTCGACGATAATGGCAATACAGACACAGAGGATAAGGACCTGGACCGGAGCTAAAAGCCCCCAAAACCCCACAATGCTCCCGCATATCCATTTTCCCGCTCTCATGACTTCCTCCTCCATATCTGTTAAACTTATAATTTATTACGTCCTATAATCATTTTACGAGACGGGGACTCCTTGTATTCAGTACATGGAGTCAGTAACCGCAGAGCTTTAAGGTGATTTATAGCCTTCTCGAGGTAGGCTTCCCCGATGTTCCGTGCTTCGTTCGAGCTACGGATGATGATGTTGTCTTCTACTCGAGTGCTGAATTCGCCATCTTTGTACCTCACCCCGAAGGCAGTGGGGTTGATTGGATTGTTGACGATGAATCGGGAATACGCAATGTATGCAATGGCGATCTTGAGTCCTTCGCTTCGACCATCCCCGGAACAACCACCATCATAATACCCGCCTTCCATGGCGGCAGTGTACTGATCTTTTGTAATGGTTACGTCCCCGTATTGGAAAGGACCGGGGCCTGAAAAGTCTGTCTCGTCGAGCCATCTGTAGAGATTGGCTCCTATGGCATCCACCAGCCTGAGAGTCTCAGCCTCCCGGACATATGGCTCCAGTCTGGCCGGGTCGTTGATGTTCTCGGCTATCGGCCGAACATTCCGAAGGTCGTTAGAGTTGAGTATCATCGGGCATGAGTTTTATAATCTCCTCGTCATAAAGCCCATAGATGAGCTTGAGCATATTCCTCTTCTGAACAGTGGAGAGCATCTGGTCCCGGATAATCTCCAGTACCTGAGTCATGTTGTCCTTGCCAATTCTGTCTGCTATAGACTCGCCGGCATTGTAAGTGAGAGACTGAATAGCGAAGTCGGGATTTTTCAAAGGAGCCCACCAGTACTCAAAAATCGATACGAAAGTCTCCTCCAGCTGCTGACGCTCCCGTACTGTAACAGAGTTGTAGTACTTGTAGGCATTGGTCATGAGATCAGCCCCAAAGTTAGCCCCCACGTCAACAGCTCGAAGAATGGGAGGCTGCTTGAAGGCTTGACCAATGTTCTCCGGGATGACTCTCTGCGTTACTTCGAATGCTTTGTCATAGTTCTCCCCGGAGAACCTTATGAACTGGGGCACCTCATCTTTGGACTTGCACTGTATGTACCACAGTTGAGACGTGTTCTCGTCTCCTTGAAACTTGTTGAGCTCTTTCTGGGTCTCATTGACTTGGGACTGATCCTGAGTCTCGTCCTTGATGTCTACCAAGATCCCAGCTGACAAGAAGTTGGAGCATGCGTTTCGACCGGCTACATTGGCAAGTGCTTCCTCGGTTCTCATGTCTGTCATCTCAGCGATGAAGATGGGGACCGGGTAAGAGGGACTGCCTTCAGAGTCTCCGGAAAAGTAGAGGATCTGGCCATTGTAGTTGTCCCATCCGCCAGCTTCTTCTACCTGGTTCAGGATAACCTCCGGATCCGGGTTGAAGAGGTGAAACCACTCAATGTCGGACGGGGACCACCGGGACCTCGTCTTGTCTCGGTGACCCCAGTCAGGATGATATGCCGTCCGGCCAATGAATCCATCATCGTCTGCCTTCGCAAGTCGGAGAGACTCGAACGGAATGTGGTGAATCGAGCTGACGCGGAAGTTCATATTGTAGTTAACATGGATGGCGAACCCATGCCATAACGTGAAGTCTTTGCAGACCATGCGGAGGATCTTATCGAGCTTCTCCCCTTCTTTGTTGACCCGTAATTTGTAGATACCTGGATCTTTGAATCCGTGACCGTATACGAAGTCATTGTATATGCTCAAGCAGGCATTGCCGGTCTTTGAAGCCTGAACAATCTCGCTGACTGTCTGGGGAAAGTCGTTGGTATCTCCGTATGTTTGGATGCCATATTGTCTCCAGTCCCGGGATTCGAACTGAGGAGCTGATTTGATCTGTGCAACTTTCATACTGGCGTAATTTTAATAGTAGGAGGGACGGGAAGCGACCCCGTCCTATTACCAGTCCTATTTGGACCCTCCTTTTTTGGCTCCCTTCTTGGGAGCCTCTGAAACGGGATTGACTATCCGGTTGTAAGCCTCTTCAATCTCCCCGGCAGACATTTGCGAGTCTGCATAGGCTTCTTTGATGGCTTCCAGATCCATCCCGGCGTCGATGAACTCCTTCACCTCGGTGTCGATGTCGGCGGGCTTCTCCTCGGTCTTCTCCTCGGTCTTCTCCTCGGTCTTCTCCTCGGTCTTCTCCTCGGTCTTCTCCTCGGTCTCCTCCTCGGTCTTCTCCTCGGTCTTCTCCTCGGCGGATGCCGAGTCGAGAATGGCATGGATTGCCTCCATGGCTTTGGAGTACTCATCGAGCTTGGCGTTCAGCTCGATCTGTTTCTTGTTCAGCTCTTCGAGTTCGGCTTTGACAGAATCGATCTGCTTGCTCAGAACCTGAGCCTGACGCTTCTTGATTTCCACGTCCTTGTCCGGCATCTCCTTGCCATAACGAGACATGAATTTCTCCAGTCGGTCGTTCAGGTCTTCGGGAACTCGGGTGAAGTACGAGAGCGCATCCTTGTTGAATGCGATGTGGTACAAGCAAAGTTCCTCCGTGATGTTTCTCGGGGTGAGGATCTTGCTGAACTCCTTGTTGATCGGGTCGTGGAGCAGAGTACCTGCTCGGAGTTCGTAATCGGGGTGTGCTATGTTTTTCATTTGTTGTTCTGTTATTCGTCTTAATGCTAAGTCGGCTTCGATCAGGCAGAAGCCGCATCGGGAAACTGACTTATTCAAAAAGTACCGAGAAAGTTCGTCTACTTCTCGATGAAGAACGGGGTTCTTTTCCAATTCCAATGTATGGGCCCGATAGGCTTCGCCTTTAAGGGACCCATACTTGGATTGGTAAGCTCTCAGTCTTTCGAGCATGTCAGTCATAGCCGTTACGATTTAGGCGTTCCGACGTATGTGGTGAGAATGACTACGTATTCCCCGTTGACATAATCTTTACGGATGTCTGTGTCAACGATACTTGCTCCCCAAGTTGTTGCAGTTCCAATCGAGCCCTTCGTGTACTGAAGAGCGGGGGGATTTGCAGCTGCTTGGCCAGTGTCATTCAGGAATACGTAATTTGAAGGAAGACCGCACCCCGGGAATGCCTCTGCTGGCTTGGTGGAAGTTGGCGCAGGAGGCATGGTAACCGTTCCGGAAATGTCGGTACACGAGGACCTCTGCAGAGTGAGTGGCACGTCGTTACCAATTTTAGCCTGGCCTTCCGACGGGTGAAACCGCAGGATAGCCGGTACAGTACACTCCGTTCCGCCAGCCAGAAGCCCGTCTACCATGAGGTCTGTGGTCTTCTCATCCGTGTTGAAGAGGCTCATCGGGAGCGAACCTTCCTGAGCGATGGTACCGTTGGCCAGAGTTACCTGGTAAGCGACGCCGTCGGTCATTTCGGTAGTGACAGTAATTTCGGTGAGCTCCAGACCCGAGTCCCAGCCATACACCTCGTACTTGGTGTCCCCGTTGTCTCCGGTGTCGTTGTTCTCGACGATAGCGATGACACGGGCATTGGTCAGGCCGTTTACGAACTTCTTGGCTGCTTCCGACTTCTTGAAGATTCGGACGACCACGTTGTGCTGGTGAGTCTTGAGGTACGTGCCAGCATTGATGGTGTCCGAGCCAACAGTTGCGTTGGGCAGTGAGTCGACTTCGTAACCAGTGGCCCCGGCCTTGAGGATGAGCGAAGAGATAACGTTGTCAGTTACAACAGACTTCGATTTGTCGACGTCCGAGTAGCTGAGGAGAATCACCCTGGCGGTGGTGCCGGCGATTGCCGGCTTACCACACACCTGGTTGGTGAATCCTGTTTTGATTTTAGAACAATCAAGTCCTGCCATTTTCTTAGATTTTTGAGAATTAGATACCTACCGAGAACAGATCCGGGTTAGTGAGCTTGGCATCAGCCCGACCCATGAGTTCTACGTAGACTACGCGGTCTTTGTACTCGTACCAGATCCGCATCTTCTCGAAGCTGTCGATTGCATCAACACCTACGCCGAGCACGCTCTTCGAGGTGAAGAGGATTCGATGGGGGTTGTTGAGCTTCGTGCCAGTGTCTTCCGACGTAGCGATGATCTTGTCCCAGATGGGCATTGCGATGACCGGGATGCCATTGAAGCTGAGAGCCTCCATGCCATTCAGCAGAGCCAAGCGAGCCGACTCGAGGCAGCAAGCGTCCATAAGAGACTGCTGATAGGCATCGTAGACAGACTGGGTAACGAGGATAAATTTGTCAGACTGCTGACGGAGCAGAAGCGGGGCACTGAACACGACCGACTGAATGTATTCCTTGGCCTTGTCCGGAGCAAGCTTCTGAGCTGCGTAAGATGCCCCGGCATTTTCCGTAATTGTTGCTCCGCGCTGGGACGGATTGGCTGTAACCTGCGTGGTAATCTGTTTCCAGAAACCGTTGATGATGGTGAAGAATTTCAGGTCGAGACCGTCCGTAATGATACCACTATCGGTAACGTTCTTGGCGTCTTTGTCGTTGAACCAGAACAGGCGGTACCAGAAGTCCATGATGGAGCGCTCAAGAACCTCGATGACGATGTTCATGTAGTCTGTGTCCGTGAAGTCCGGAATGTCGACGCCGGTGCGGAGAGAGTAGATAGTTGCCGACTGCTGAAGGTCAGTGTAACACTGGGACAGGAGGATCTCCCAGGTGCCGGGTTCCCATTTCAGCTTGCGGGTGTTGATGTTCCACGGCTGAGGAGTCGGGTTACACCCGGTGTTGACCACGCCGACCATGCCACCCTCCCCGATGTAACCCACCTCGGTGTTAGTGACGATGTCGGGGAAAACTGTGTGAATGGAGTTGATGTCAGGACCCTGAATGGTGTCCTCCATAATCATCTCCGAGATTGCCTGAATGACCCGTCCACAAAAAGTGAACTTGTCCATGTCGAGGAATCCGCCGTTTTTAACTGCCATAGTTCTTAAAGTTTTTGAGTTTGACTACTTGAGGATCTTTTTGGCAGCGTTGACCTTCTGGAGCTTTTCGCGAGCTTCGTTTTTCAGGTCAGCTGCCGAGGGTTCGGGCTTCTTGCCTCCGGGCAGAACTGTCTTGCGATTCTTCGGGCGGTAGTTGCTACCACGGAGGTTGCGGAGTTCATTCTCCTGCTCCTCGATGAGGTTCGTTGCCTCGTCGAGCATCGCCTCCAGTGCTGCAACGCGGTCCTCGAGAGACTCGGTGTCCTCCATCTCGATGCTGGTGACGATGTTGTCCTCGACAGTAACCACCCGACCGTCTTCCAGAACGACAGTGCCCGACGTCTCGCCATTGGCGAGAGTTGCCTCTACACCTTCGGCCAGATTGTCCTCTTCACCTACGGTCTGGAGAACGACCTGACCCTCAGCATCCAGATAGTCGAAGTTGGCGGGAGCGCCTTTCTTGCCATTCCGGAATGCCTTGACTTTGCTCATGAATTTTTCATAAGCGCTTTTTTCGTTTTTTGCCATAGCATTAAAAATTTGGTTTGTGTTGTATGAATTGATTTTGGAAATGAATCCCAAGTCAAGAAGTGATTTGGCATCATGGATGCGCTCCTCATGCATGACATTGCGGAGCCGTTCCCGGTCCTGACCTGTCCTCTCGACGTACACGTCAAGAATAGCCTCCTCCTCCAGAGCAAGCTCCTCGGCAATGCTACGAGCATCGTCGGAAGTGAGCCAATCCCCGACCGGCATGTATACCCGATGGATGAGTGCCCGGCAATTCCTGTTTGCCGACCGGTTCTCTGCCGGAGCTGCCAACAGGATGCACACTGCCATCGAGTGGCATCCCCCGACAATATTTGTATATATCGTCCTCCCGCTCATGCGAAGGAGGTCGTAAATCTTGAAGCCCTCCTCAACAGAGCCACCGTCACAGTCGATGTTGATGCACACCTCCTGTTCGTCGGGGTGTTCATCAAGTACCCGGCGGAAGGTCTCCACGGAACAGATCTCTGAGGTCCCACCCCAAAGCTCCATCATGACCCGATTCTCTTCGGAGTCAATTGCGCCTTTTAAGTTGATGAATATCATGTGCCAAATTATTTCGATACAAATATAATTATTCCTAATAGATATTGAAATACTATTTGTGCTGGATTAATTAAAAATTAGCCCGGTCCTGGATCTGCACGTAGTTAGCATCTTCCCTCCGGATGTCTTCGATCGTAGCAATCACTCTCACCTGGCCAAATGCTTTTTGAATTGCCCTCTCCATGTCAAGCCGATTCATGGGCTCCGATGCCTCAGCGAATGACCGGATAGCATATCCTCCGTCCGACCCAACTTTAGTGAATGGTACTCCGCCACCAAGTTCGTTTATGGCAGACAGGAGGGGAAGGAACATGCGGCTCGACTTCTTGTTAATGATGGTCTCGCCTCCTTCGGCCTCAATGTGCACTCCTCCAGCGGCATGACTGGGTCCCTCAATGTATTTACCTCTTGCGGCTTTCGGCAGAGGAGCTGCCCAAAGAGCTGCCATCTGAACTGCTCCCAAAGCCGCAGCTGCTGCAATGAACGGTATAGCCATAGGGAATCCCATTTTAGCGGATGCCATGATGGAGATGGCAGTATTGATGCCAATCTCAAAGGAGCCCATTGCCCTCTCTCGGATAGCTTGCTCCCGTTCGATTTTGGCCAGTTCCTTCTCCTTCTGTTTCTCCATCTTGATTTTCTTCTCGTTGTACTGGGCTTCTGTGATTTGACCATTAGCATACATGTTTGCCAATGCCTGCTCCTCCCGGCTGTATTGTTCTTCTACCTCCTGAACTCGTCGCTCCCCTAAAGCATTGGCCAAGTCGTTGAAAGCAGTGGCGAAGCCGGATGCTATTTCAGCATACTCCTGGAGCTTCTCGATTCGCTCCTCCCATAAAGACTCCTCATTCTCAGCCATCTCGAGTTGGATCTGAGCAATGGCATCTTCGTTTCCTTGAGCTGCTGCCAACTCGGCCTCCAGGTACCTTTTCCGGATCTCATACTTGGACTTGTGATTTAACTCGGCTTGAGCGAGCTCCTTGTCGAGGTCCATTTGCTGGAGACGAAGATTGTTGGCTCGGAGCTGGGCCTCCTGCTCATAGATTTTCTCCCCAGCAGCTTTCCTGGCTTCGATTTGTTTCTGGAGCATCTCATTCTCGAGCTCCAGCTTCTTCCTTTCGTTGTCCGCGGCCTTTGAGAGATCTTCGGCATACTGTTCGTTGAGAACTTGGTTGAATCGGTCAAGTTGCTGTTTGGTAGCGTCCTCGCGGATCTTTTTGATTTCATCCTGGAGGTTCTGCTGAATCTGTTTCTCGAGTTCGGCTCTGTTGACCAGGAACTGCTCATAAGCGGCATACTCTTTCTGGTATTCCTCCTCGCTCATACCTCTCACGAACTGGGGAGGCTGAATGTTGGCCAGCTCCTTCATGGCATCCTGGTACTTCTGAGTAACCTGAGCAATCTGCATATCGACTGTGCCTCCGGAAGCTACAGCCAATATGTTTGCTCTCACCCCCGCAAGGTAGTCATTGAGCTGTTTGGCTTGGTTCTCGTAGAACTGCTTGTCAGACCGAGCCATGGCATTCAGAGCCGTCTGATACTCCTTATTAGTAATTTTGCCGTGAGCTTTCTGGAGAGCCAGACGTTCCCGGGCTCCATCCTGAGCTGCCTTGTAGAGCTTCCTTTCATACTCCATCCGGATGGCGATACTCGTGGACTGGAATGTTGTTTGGAACCTGAGGTCATCTTCCCGGATCTTCTGCACGGCTTCCGAGTTCTTCAAAGCAACCTCCAGAGCCTTATCGGCAATGGACTGCTGAGCCTCCCGATTGGCTATTGCAGTCTCGAGAGCCAAATTGGCAACTGCGGCTCCTTCATTCTCGATTGTCCGGAACAGTTCTTGGTATCGACCTTTCAAGTCGTCGAGTTCCTTTTTAGCTTCCTTGTATTTGTCCAAGCTTCCGGACCACGTGTTGAGCTCTTCCTCCTTGGCTGCAATCACCTTCTTCAAGGAGTCGAACTCATCCATTGCAGCCATCTGTCTTTGACGAGCTGCATTCATTTCAATCTCGCGGAGCTTGTTGGCTGTTTTAAGCTGAGCTTCGGCGATCTGTTCCGACGTGGCATGATTGGCTTTGAGATTTTCTATTTCTCTCTTGCCCCGGATCTCCTCGGCTTTGGACAGAGTGTTCCGCTTGGTCTCGATCTGATCCAGTACATACGTAGAGGCTTCGGCAGCTCGATTGTATGCCTCCATTGCCCGGGTTGCTCTCTCTTGAGCTTCCGTGTTACTGTTAAATGCGTTCGTAAGAGCAACCACTCCAGCCACCAATCCGCCCACTGCCGCTGCCACCAATACAACGGGATTGGCAGCCAAAGCCGCGTTCCAAAGCCATGTGGCAGCTGCTGCTGCTTTGGTGAGGATGTTGCCAGCTCCTTGTACGGCATTTTTAGCAGCTATCGCTTTCGTCTCGGCGAGAGTCTGGTTGATGCCAACCAGCTGAACCAAGTTAGATGCAGCTCGATAAGTGGCTTCGGTCTTGGAGAGAGCTGCTCGGAGAGAAGACAAAGAGGAAAGAGCTGTGATGATGGTTATCATCTTCGTCATGGTAGCATTGAGCTCCTCGTTCTCGCTTCCCAGTACCTGAGTGGCTGTGGTCCATAAACCGTAGACGGAAGTGATTGCCGAAGTTGCATCCGTGACAGCGACCAGTGTGTCGATTCCTCGTCCAGTCTGGTCGATGGCTGTATTGACCGTGTCCTCTGCCGCCTTGAGCTCCCCAGCTCGCTTGACCATCTCCTTGAAGGACGCTGAACTCGTATCCCCGGCTTGAGCCATCCGGATCAGAGTGTCGGTCAAGTCGTTGAGCTCCTGTTTCAGGTTATCCGTTGCCTTCTCGTAGTTACCAACTGACCGGCGATAGTCCCCGAGTGCCTCCTCCTGAGCTTTGAGCTCCTCGGTGGTTTCTGCAATGCGCTTGCCGAGCTCGGCTTTACGAGCCGCGTCCTGCATCGAATTTCCTAACTCCGCAAACTCGGCATTGTCCAAAGCCAGCTGGGTTCTAAGTTTTGCTAAACTTGCCTCCTGTTGGTTCTGGAGCTTAATGTTATTCTGGATTTGCTTCTGGTACTTATTCGCCTCGCTGTTGATTGCCTTGATCTGGTTGTCAAGTGCGTAGTATTCTTGGGCATTCTCCTCGGTCACTTTGCCCAGAGCCTTCTGCTGATCTCTCAACTCCTGGGACCGGAGTTTCAATTCGGCTAACGTCTTGAGGGCATCCTCAGCTGTTACCCGGACATTGTAGATTGTACTTTTCTGTTCTTCGGCCATATCACATTCGTATTAGGTCTACTTTGGTTATCTTTCCAGCTTGGAAGTTGTTTATTTTCGAAACGTAGAACCAGAACCCATGCTCTTCCAGCCATATCGGGTTGAACAAGTCCAGACTTTGAATGTCGAGCGAGTCCAAAAGAATTTGGGTCTGTAGGATCTTTGGTCTTTTGAGTATATTGTTGATGAGCTTGTCGTAGTACTTCGGAACGTAGTAATTCAAATTTTTGAAATATGCCGTGTATAGTCGTACTCGGGTAAGAGTGTAGCCTACACTTACCTGGGGCCACATATAGTCAGACTTATTGATGTGGACGACCATCGGCTTACTGAGAGCATTGTACTCCCAAGTCGTCTCGGTCATTTCCCCGTTCTCCATCCGGCCTCTATTGATAGTCCAGATCGGGTAGTTAGCAAGTGTGTGGGTCTTGCTCGTACTGTCCTCGTCATAGAGAGTTTGGTTGAGTCCTGCCAAGAACCCAATTTGGAACAGGAGTTTAGTGGGCTGGAGGTTGACGTCCGGGATGCTGAACTTGTACGAGTCAGTAACATTGTTGTCCTTGTTGTCCTCCAGCTTTATCTCGTTGGACTGGGCATAGCTGGATAACTGGAAGATAAGTTTTGTGTCCTTACCTTTTATCAGCTTGTCAGACCAATTTTTCCCGGACGAGCTTCGTCTGTTGTAGAACTCCCGAACCGAGTATGCTCTTGCTACTTTGGTGGCGGGATTCACGTCGATGGTTAGCCCGAACAGCTGGAAGAAAGCTTTGACTATGTCTCCCAAGCTCTTAAATCCAGTCGAGGCCAGGAGGTCATAGGTTAGCCCGGGCTGGGGCTTATCCCCCGGCGAAGTTTCCGGCACGGGAGGAGCAGTAATGCTGACCGGGAACCTCATGTCATACTGATTGACAGAGGGATTGACTGTGGCGAGAGATCCGGACACCAGGATGTGCTCTCCTGCCTCCATCGGGATGTCGACCGAAGCGCTGCCGGAAGATCCGGACGACCAGGATCTGATCAACACTATAGCACTGGTCCCGTCGTTCTTGTAATGGGTAACTTGGACTGCCACAGAACCATTCCGGATGGCAGAAATATTGGACCATGAGAAGCTGAACGTGATGGTCGTGTCCCACAAAGTCATCCAGCTGAATGTTCCGGATACGGTGCCCATCATCAAGCGTCCAGCGACCGGGTCACTGAGAGTTACTCCGGGATATCCTTGCCATATCACCCCGACCGTAGTGCCAATCGGGGGATCCTGAATCCAGCCAGTTCCGGATGCTTTCGGAGCATTGGGGTTGTCTGCCAAAACGGGGTAGGTGCAAGGCAAAAACATTTCACTCCGGTCAACTGGATCCACGTCAGTCTCGAGACTGTAGCCTGCTCGGTCGAAGATCCACGTTACGAGGTCATACCAGTTGAGATGGGGATAGAACTTGTCCAACTCCCGGACTTGCCTGATTGCCTCCATGGAGATCGGGGGGACGTTCGGGTTCTTCTGGAGAGTTGCATATAGCCAAAAGTACAGGACTTTAGATTCCCCGGGGCCGGAGAGGTATCGCTCGGCCTGTCCCATTGTGTCCGTGTACCACTTGAGGAGAAACATGCCAGTCCCGGGATCCTTCGCGTCAGTGTTGTTGAGGGTGTCGAACAAGTCAGCGGTTGCTCCGAGAATCTGGATCCCGATTGACGTGTCAGACACGTCTACGATGTTCAGCACTGCTCCAGCCGGGGATATGAGTGCTCCCTCATAGAATAGTTGGCAAGGAAACTTCATGTATGGCACATACGAACCTGAGCCAACTACAAAACTGAATTGGAATGCTTGCTCGTTATGTGTCGTCCTGGGCAGACTGATCCGCTGGGAGTACGAGGCATTCCTGTCTTTCAGCTCCGCCAGATTGTTGATCTGGTAATTCATCGCAGGAGCATCGAGCGGGAGGTCCAGTGACCAGACCTCTCCGTCAATACCTCTCATGAGTAGTTCGTAGTTCATATTACCACTGAGTTTGTTCGTCAATAAGCTGGAACTCGTAGCTAACAGTGTTCCGTGGGGCCTTAGTGTCCCAAGTCAGATCAGTATCATCTACGAGGACTCGTTGCCATACTTCAATTTGATAGTTATAAACTTGGACCAAAGGCGAGAGAGCAATTCCTTTGAGCAAGTTGAAGTCGTTCTCATCAAGCTGTTCTGCTCCGGCTTGGACTATGTTTTTAAACTCCGGAGCTAACTCGCCTCTCGTCTGTGAGGCATAGGGGTCTCTGGAATTCGCTAATACGTATTGGTCTCCCCGGTCAACCTCCTGCGTATACTTCTTGTGTTGCTCAAACATGTAAGTGTCCCATCCGCCTTTCTGGTTTATCCAGCGAATGTAGAATGGGTTGCAGGGAACTTCTGTATCGACGAATATGATGTTCCATGCTTGATAAGGGTATGCTCCTCCGGAAGGTCTGAGTTTTACGTAGTCGGCTCCATCGCTAACCTCATCATCAAATTCGTACACAAGTGGGATGTTGAGTCGGCTGGAAATATCAAATTGAGTTTCGGCAGAAGCTCCCGTAATTTTAACACGAACGTCAACCGGAATGGCAGGAGTTAATCCCGGAGCTCCTTTCGGAAATAGTGTGACGAAATACGGGTACCCGTAGTATTTCTTCACGTACAGGTTTCTGTCGCTATCGGGAGTCCGGTCAGTCAATGCCAGTCCTATGTTAGACATGGAGAAGTTGACGTTGTGACCCAGGGGTCTAACTCCTCGGGAGGCATACCGGACATTGAAGTTTTGTTCGCCGAATCCCCTGTATGCGTATGCCGATATGAGACTGTAGTCAATGCCAAAACCTATGACTGTGTTCTGGTACGGGAATGTTCTGAGTCTATCGTCCCGGAATCCGGCTTTAGCTAAAAAGCTGAGATCGTATTTTTTCGTCGTCCCAAATCCAGAATCCCTGTGGATGTCGATGCTTTCAGTTAATAAGTTCGCTGCCATCACTGAACTGGGCCCATAGGAGATAAAGTTTTGGCCGTATGCCAATCTCATTCGGTTGAGAACAATCTTCACCCCAGCTGTTGATCCTTTAGCCCCGGCATAGACTAACAGTACAGTGGTGGGTCCGGTTATAGCAAGATCTGTCCTTACTTGAAATCTCCATGACATGGAGGATCCAATAACCAAATCCGTTGTAGCCATTTCAGTCCCTTCAATAATAACTCCAGAAGCAGTCCCCTGGTACAGAGAGACACTCATAACTGTTACCTTATTTACTGTGCCAAAATCAGCACGAAAAGCATACCATTCCCCTGCTACCATTTTGCGGAAGATCGGAAATGCCTTGTAGAAATAATTGTTTGTGCCTCCAGAGTTGTCAATTACCTCGATCTTCTCACTGTCTATAATGTTCAACGAGATCATGTTGGCCTCATCGAAGTTCTGGGTCTCGACCTCGAGTCCAAGTGTGGAGTCGTCAGTCTCAACTGGTATTTGCGAATATGCTGAGAATAAAGAATCCTCAGCCGGTTGTTTGGTGATTGCCATATCGCGCTATATTATATATCCGTGGTCCATATTGTTGTCAGGAGTGAATGCCTCTTCAATGAGGACCTCCATTGTCTTGTCCAAATGCTGAGCCAAATACTCCTCGAAGTTATCAGCGGGAGTGTCGACCAGGTCAACGTAAATGTGATTGCGATAAAGCTCCGAGCCTTCCCGTTTTATCTTCCATGCAGTGGCATTTCCGAATCGGACCAGGTCCTTCGGGTCCGAGAAGGTGATGCCTTTGAGCTTTGCCCACTCCATGATGATCTGTCCCAAATTGGCGGGGATCTTGCCAGGACCTCGTCCCCGGATGAGAGTGTAGAAGTAGTTCGGAGCTTGGATTGTTCCCCAAACTGTTTCACCTTCTCGACCCGTCTGAACTGTTATCTGAGCATACGTTCTGCCGGAGGCTTCCTGCCCGGCGTCCTGTGATGCCCGGATGATCTCGTCCCTCATCTGGGTGAGACCCTCAGCCAATATCTGTTCCAGCTCTACCGCCATTTGTTTCTGGGTTTGCGAGCATTAGCTTTCTGTTGAGCCTTACGCTCCAGTTCCTTGATCAGTCGCTCCCGGAAGAGGTGACTCTGCAAGTTGGTGAAAAGGAGGTTGTACACCTTGCCGTATTTCCATTCCAGGATCTCGTCCGGGTCCTTCGAGTAGTCCTTGGCCAGTGCAGTGATGGTAGCCATCTCGCCAACCACCATGGAGAATTGGGCGATGCCAGCCGCCTTCTCCTCGGCACTGGGCTCGTACTTGAGCTCAGCCTGTTCTCGTTCGATCCAGTATTTGATGCCCATGAGAACCTCATACCAGTACTCGACAATTTCTGAGGTGTTCCTCAGATTCCATTTGACCCCAAGACATTGCATTCCTCCCTTCATCTTGTCGATGTCTGTCAGCTCCTTTTCAGTAATGATCCGGCCAAGCTCTATGCGTTGGCCGAACGTCATCTGACCGCCTTGTATGTCGATTCGCTGTATCATTTTACATAGCAGTGTTTGAGACTCCAGTATGGTTCTGGAATGTCCCCGACCTCCATTACACCGACTACGTACTCAGTCCCGTGGCTAAGGTCAGGATACGTCACACTCGACTTCTTCCACCCGTCCTCTTTGGTCCATAGATTGTTCCTAACAATGTCGCCAGTTTCACCAATAAAGCCTTGTGCAACAAAATTGTCTGTTTGCGAGATGACGAGTACCAATAACGGGAGACCCTCTGAATTGGCCAGAGCTTGGAAACAGCTCGGGGGATAGACCGGCATGGGCAAGTCCTGTCGGTCAAAGAATAGAGTGTGCCCCGACAAGTCAAACCCGGGCTTTACCACTTCGAGGAGGGGGCGCCAGATTTTGTCCTTGTAGGCATCCAAGCACCAGTCCTGTTTGAAAGTGAACTCCAGTCCGACACTTACTTCGTTGGCGTCGAACCTGGCAGACGGGTACAACACCCGAACGGTGTTCATGATGTCGGGATATTGCTTGACCAGTTGTGAGTTCTTGAGCAAGTAGAGAAAAGGCCGAACCATCTGTTCCTCAATTTGATTCTTCAACTCCAGACGGCCGATGGTGAGAGAATTCTTGCTGAACTTCGTATCGCCTTTGTAGGCATCGTTGGCCATCGGCTCGAACTTGCAGAAATAGACCTGCATGATGGTACGCTGAGTGGGATAGCCCCGATATGGCGTATCGTAGTAGCCAGTGGTGGGCTCCTCAACATAGACAAAGTCGGACGACGTCTGATTGCCGTCCGAGTCTGTCACGAACCTCTCCATCGTATCAACTTTGACGTTCAGCATTCGAGCCTGGTCACACTCAAAGACGGCCAGAGGATTGACCATCTTGACTATGTCGCGGATGAGGGTTATGATGTCCAGTATCATCGTTTTGTGGGGATTATTATTTTGGCGGACTTCATGCCAGTCGCCTTCGGCTTGATCTCAAATATCATTCGCATGATGAGCATGTCCAGGAAGTCTGGTGACCTGCCGAGGAGCTGCTTCATGGTGTCCTTGGAGATGAGCTCTCGCTTCTGCTCAGCGGAGTTCGTGTTCTTGGACTTGAGGACCGTCATCTCCTGCTTGATCTTCTCCTGAACTTCGGGAGAGCAGATGATGTGGATCTGGCGCTTGTTGATGAGCTCCGCCAACTTGAATGCGCACTCCGACTTGATGTTGTTGTACGTCTTGGAGTCAATAGCTGATTGTCCTCCGTGGAACTCCCGGATGCCTTTCAGGTAGCTCTCCAAGTAGAACCCAAGTCCGTCAGCGTCTGAGACGATGCTGGACCGGGGGACTTTCAGACCGGTGGCCAATTTGGCGATCTTCTCCTCCATCTCCTTGCCTTCCGAGAAGCCTTTGGCGATGGGGATCCGACAGACCATGCCGTCCCAGGTTCCAACCACCCAACTGTCTCGTCCTTTTCCAGCAAGGTCAGTGCTGATGAACCTGTTGCCCGTCGGGAGTACGAACTCATTGCTGAACATGTCGCACACTGCATCATAGTCGACCAGCCAATTCGGGTCATCGTCATACTCCCAGTTGCCAAAGACCAGTCGCTCTATCTGCGACTGGGTCAGGTTCCGGAGAAGCCCCTCAATGTACGTGTCTGGGAGAGTCTTGTTGTCCTGGGGCAGAGCTTTGACGAACCGACGCCAAGGAGGCAGCTTGTTCTCCTTCCATGGCTTGTAGTAGTCCGTGTAGAGGAAATTGTTGGACGGGTTGCAGGTGATGAGGAGTTTGGGAGCCAGCTTGTAGACGTCATTCTTCCATCGACCGATGGAAGCCTGGAGGTTGGTCTTCGCCTCGCGGATAAACTCGCCACCCTCTTCGATCCACCCCCGAGTCATCTGCATGGAACCGAACCTCTCATACATGGGGTCACTGGGGTTATACTTGGCATCGATGAGGTAGATGCGGCTTTTGTTGTACAACTCGAAGAAGTTGTATTGACCATTGAAGTGGTAGTAGTTCTCCGTGATGCCCCAATGGGCAAATACCTCGTAGAGGGAGGGGATGGTGTACCGGACCAAATCTGCTGCTGTCTTACGCGCAATAAAATAAAAGGTCTCCGGGTAGGTGAGGGCATCGCCGGCTATCAAGGAACACCCGAGGTAGGATTTGCCAGCACCTTTCGTGCCAGCATACAGAATGTCAGTGACCGAGTCATCAAGCCATAACCGAGCCACTTCCTTCTGCTTCTCGTTGCCTTTGGTGTCAAATTGAAGTCGGCGTCCCATTTTATTTTACCTCCATTCCTGTTATCTGTTCGAGGGTAATGCCTCCCGTCAGGTTGACATTGGTCTTGCGTCCTTGAAGTACCTGGATAAGGCTGGCAGCGTACTTACCAACCAGTGCTCCCTCAATCTGCTGGGAATTGATGGCGTCCTCGATGGTGCCACCAATTGCAGCTGCTACCGGGTCTCCCGTGAGCTCCTCATACTCAACCGGATTGATGCCAGCGAACAGCCTAAATGATTCGATGGTCATCGGGCGGGAAATGTAGACGCTACAGTCTTCGCCATTCTTATTCTTGTGAGCCTGGGAGAAATAGTTATCCTGCATGAATTTGCAATACTCGATGAATGCAAAATAAAGCTCCTCCGCATCGGTGGGCTTTACAAATTCCCCGGCGTCTCGCCTTTTCTGTCCCTCCTCCATATAGGCGAGCGGACTCATTTTATATGTGCTTCGTGCCATGCCTCAAATATAATCAAACCTTATACAAATTAAAAATTTATTTCTGCACAACAATCCCCGGAGCGTTTGGCCCCGGGGATCTTTAATTTATTCGCTTACGCGAATGAGGGTCACACCGAACCACAGGAACTTGACCGAAATGCCATTCGGCCAAATCATGCCTTCGTGGACCGTGGCGATGGACGGGGTCCAATTACAGTACTTGGTATTGACCTCCGAGTACAGAGCCCAGTTCTTCCCGAGCTGCTTAAAGTGCTTTGCTTTCATTCTTAAAAATTTTTAGTTTCGTATGCGCGAGTGCTGTCCAGTATTTGTGGGTCGAGAGAAGGCCCAATTTGGCACCAGTTCTACTGGACCAATTCTATTGGACCAATTCTACTGGACCAATTCTACTCGCCTACGACTTCTTTTTGAATTTTTGAATCCGTCTCTCAGCTCTCTCCATCTGTTTGATGGATCTGTTCAACTTCCGTTTGGGGTTGATCCACCATTGGCGAATTCCCCCGATAACAGCGAACAGACCGATGATGGCCAACAGGTAAATTGCAATCATTTTCTACGCCTCCTTTCTAATTTGGTTTGTAATTTGCGGACCTCACCCCAGTCCTCGTGCCGCATCCATCCCGGACGGGATGACAGAGTCAGCTGACCCCGTGCTATTTGCATGGTGGTCTTTTTCAATTTGCGGGCGTAGTCCAGGACCTCCCGCTCCTCTTTTGAGTAGATCCCCAGCCATCGCCGGAACACTCCAAGTTTCCCAGTTGGGGGTAGCCCCAATTTCTCAGTTTTTTCCATAATAAACAAGATTTGACCAGTAGTAAACAATAAATTTTCTTATTGTTTCTCACCTAAGTGATTGATATTCAATTGATTAGGTCCCCAATTCTCCTCCCGAGAAACAATGTAAACAATGTTTCTGTGCACTCTATTTTGTGATTTTTCATTTCCTAAATTGGTCATAATTTTCCTCATATTCCCTATTCAGGTTTTTCTCCTAAATTATTGTTTACATTGTTTACAAGGGCCTAAATCATTGATATTCAATCGATTATCGAGAAACAATGATTGTTTATTATTGTTTCTCATTGTTTACTGCTGTTTTAATTTAAGTGATTGATTATCAATGGTTTGGGATTCTTTCCATTGGAACAATAAACAATAAACAATAGGGGTCCCCCGGATTTTAGGGGAGGGGCTGTCGAGATTTTTGCCAATAAACAATGGAACAATGGTTTTATCAACTTTTGGGGCCGGGGGTCCCCATGATTTGTAAACAATGGAACAATGGTTTGACCAACTTTTGGGACAGGGGCCATGGAAAAATTGTAAACAATGAAACAATAAAATCCTCAACTTTTGGGGCCAGGGGTCCTATTCCCCCGTGGACCCGAAGCCCCCCTGTCCTCTTTCGGTCGATTGCGGGAAAAGCTCGTCCTCCGACTCGAGAACTTCTACCCCAACATAGAAGACCGGCATCACCAAACCCTGAACCAGCTTCATCCCCGGCTTGAGGATGACGATCTCCTTGCCGACATTCATGACGTGCAGATGGATTTCTCCTTGGTAGTCTTCGTCAACCACGCAGGCTCCGACCTGGAGCTGGTGCTTGGTGGCAATACCGCTCTTGTTGAACATGATGAGGGCACACCCTCGGGGGATTTGAGCTTTGATACCGGACGGGATGTTGATGCTTTCGCCCGGCCAGATCTGTTTGGCTTCGAAGTCTTCCGGGATGTAGAAGTCCAGCCCGGCGGACCGACCCGTTCCCCTGGTCGGGGTCTTGACGTTTCTTACTTTTACGATTTTCATTTTTTAAAATATTTTTCGAGACGAGCTCGGTGTGTTGTGCCTGATGAGAGTGATGCTCCTTCTATGAAATTATACCGAGTGTGAAGAGGCAGCTCCTGGAATGCCTTCTTGAACGGTTGACCATCAGATTCAAATATCTTGCCCGCGGGATTTCCGGGGGTGACGTCTTTCATTTTTCGGGACTTGATCCACCCCAGAGCCTCTTCCCGATTTATAGAACGGATGGAAGGTCTAACAGATCCCTTCCGGAGCGTCATTTTGAACCACTGAGCCTCCGTGTTGGAGTCATCTTCTTTAAACCATACCCGGTAATATCCAATAGCTATTGCCATAAGTTGTAGAATATTTCGTGACACTTCTTGCGGTACGCCATCGGATCCTGCCGTATACTTTGGCACTTGAGAGGCTCTTTGGGTCGGTCGAGAATCTCCTGAGGCAGTACGTCGCTGAAAGCATCTTTGAGAATGCGCTTGTGAGTTCTGTCCTCCCGGGGCAAACGGAGAGCGAACCTGACAACGTCATGTCCCAGGAATGGTGACCGGAGTTCAACTGTGCTCCTCATGGAAGCCCGATCAAGTCGAGGCATGTGGTAGAACGGAAGTTCCTGGAACACGTCTGAGAGCTGGGAGTCGTAGTCATCGACTCGGCGATAACCCCCGAATAGTTCGTCAGCTCCATCCCCGGTCAGGATGACCTTCTCCTTGACCTTCTCCATGAGTCGGAACTGGGGGATCATGGAGCCCAAGTCGATGGGAGTCTCGTTATAGCGGAGACGCCTCTCCAGACAATCATCATCGGGGATAGGGCCAAGAGAGGTGATAGAAACCCCTAAAAATTCGGACAATAGCATGCCAAATTTTGATTCATTATTCTCCACCATATAGAGATTAATCCCCAGGCCCATTCGATGAAGAATAGAGGCAATTATGGATGAATCCAGTCCTCCTGAAACCAAAGCCCCGACCGGGATTTTGGAATACATAGCTCTACGGCGGATGGACTCGGAAACTCGTTCCCGGAGTTCCTGAGCCAGCCGCATCCTACCCAAACGGTACGTCTTATTCTGGAGTCCCCAGTTGAAGTAGTCCCTCCGGATGACAGTCGGGGTCACTCTCATGCTGTCAAAGGAGTAGACCGTGTTCGGCATGATACGCTTAACGGTGTTCCACGGAGTCCGGTCATCCCAGTTGTAGCCCCATTTGAACACTTCCGACTGATAGTACCGGTCGAAGTCCTTGAAGTCTGACACCAATGGGGTTATCTCCGAGCAGATCTCTCCGAACTGATTGTAGTAGAGCTGCTTCTTGCCGAGAGGGTCAGTGAAGACAACTATGTGTTCCTTCCTGTACCAGCATATTGCCCACATGCCATCCCAGTGGTTAGCTTCGAGGAGAATATCCTCCAAGCAGTTAATCCCCGGAACCTGAGCTCCGAACAAGTCGCGAAGATACTCGACGTCGCTTGAATACCTCGTAGGATAGTTGTAGATTTCTCCGACATAAAGGAGCCACCCGTTGTTTCCGGCTAACTCTATAGGCTGAGCCAGACGGTCGCCTGGTTCAGTCTGAATGGGCAAACGAACATGACCGAGGAACCATCCTCCTTCGGCAATCTGGGTGAACTCAATGCCCCGATGCTGGATCTTGTTAATGACGTTAGCCCTTCTTGTTATACTTATTCCGCACATATCTTTTGTGTTTTTTAATCCCGTCAATCGCATCCATGACGCAAATGCCGAGTAATCCTACTCCTAAGAGGATTGCCGCTACTATAATAGCTATCTCCTCACTTCCTCCTGCCATGTCTTTTGCGCTTTATGTCCTTTCTGACTTCATCGACCGCAACCAAGAATGTTATATAGAATACAGCTGCTCCAAGCACTTTAACTTCTATGCTCATTTTTCTTCGAGCTTTCGAGAATCTGCTGTGCCTTCTTTTCAATCCAGTCGAGGTAGCACTTGCTATTCATGTGGAGTCCGGTCAAGAATCCCGAGCACCCCGGGCAGAATATGCAGTCATCATAGTATAGATGAGCATTAGCTCTTGCATCTTCAATAGTCATAGCTTAGTATATTACCCATTTAGAGAGGTCTTCGTTGTATGCATGAAGGGACCCAGCGAAGTAATGCAGAGATCCCTTCTTGAGAGAGGGATAGGTGGCTGCGAGGATGTTGAACACGTAGTCCATCATGGCCTCCGTCAACCAAATGTCGATTGCGAAGTGCTTGAAGAAGTCATTGCTCCGGATGTAGTATATCACGTGGAGCCGGTTGTTCCGGATGAGGAGCTGGTAGCTGACGGAGCAAGGTACTCTGGTAAGAGCCCCGGCTGTTGCCCGGGTGTCCTCCGGCTCGAAGATCATGACCATTGCTCGTCTGGAGTGCGGGTCGTCCCGGAGAGTCACGATGACATTGTCCAACTGGTGTATTTCGGGTCCCTTGTGGAAGATGTGCAGACGCTCCGAATAGGTGTAGTCGAAGCGACCCTCCTGACGAGTCTTGCTCACCAGCTTCTGCCACAAGTCCCGGCGGATCTCCCAGCTTTTACCGGGGTTGACTCCGTTTCGGTCAAGCCGGTCGGAGAGCTCTGCTCGGCAATACTTCTCGATTAGCTCGGCCTCGTCTTTGAACATGAAGTCGAGCATCTCACGTTTGCCGAGATACGGCTTCGAGATGACGAAGCTCACTCCGATGAGTTCCTTGGTGAGCCGGTCGTCCCCGCTGAGTTCCTGGTTTTGGTAATGGTTGACCGGGACCGTGATGCCGGAAACCTTGAGCTCCCGATCCATCTCCCGGATCATTTCGAAACAGTCTTTGAATATTCTACCCATGTCAATATTTGGATTTAATGCGAAACACATTTACTTGATACTTCAACGACCAGAGCTCTTTGACTCGAGTCTCTGAGAGACCCAAATGCTCGAACATTATGACGAAGTAAGTCCATATCCACTTAAGCCGGGCCTCGAAAACTACCAAGTCAACCATGTACTGAGATTGTCTCCACTCTCTGTTCTTGAGACAGTTTGCTGTCATTCCGATGTTTCCTATTAAGGTAAGCAGATCCCCCGCAAAATCTTCGTCTTCCAGAACCTGTGCCCATTTAGGCATCGTCCAGTCGAAAGTGGGGGTCATGCCATAAAGCTGGTAAAGCTCCAACATGAAGTTGAATGCGTCAATCAGCTCCTCATCAAAGTGCTCGCCATCGGGTTCTTCCTCGATAGCCTCCTTTGCCTCAGCGAGTTCCTCGACAATCTGCCAACAGAGTTTCTTGAAAAGCTCCTGATCCTCCAAAGTGTTGATGTCAAAGTTCGCTATACGTTCCTTGAAGTAAGGTCTGTACATGAGCTGGAGCTCCCCCTGGAGGGCATAAATCTCTTCCCAGCTCTTAATGAATGGCTTAAAGTCTTGTGTGTTCATGGCTTGATGTTTGAGAATGGATTGTATTGTTCCTGATCGTTTTTGTGGGAGTAGTATACGGCTATTCGGCGTCCTTCTTCCGCGAGAACATGTTTGATCTCATGCACCTCGATGGGACTGATCCGGATGAAGTCCACAGCCTCTGAAATGGTTGAGAAGTACGTAGGTACTACTCCCGGAGCTTTTAACGGCTTGGGGTCCTCGAGTTCGTTGTTGATGGCCCCGATTGTGGCTACCATGTCAAGGAGGTTGTCCTCCTTGTGCGCATTGGATTCACGTGCCATTTTCACTGCCACTTGGACCCAAGACACGTCAAGAGCGGTCAGAGGCTTACCGGTAATGACCGAGGCGATCTCTGCGGCCTTCTGGTTGCATTCCATGAACGGTCCGTATTGTCTCTCCTTTTCCTCCGACCGCTCATTGATGATTTGGTCAGCGTGTTTAAGTATGTTACTCATGATTTTTTAGTATATAGGTTAGACCCCGGGGAGGGACTCGAACCCTCCTGTACCACTCCGGGGTGCCAAGTGGAGTGACGGCTCCACTTGGCGAGGAGTTCTGACTTACTCCTCAGCCGGTGCGTTCTCCGGCTCGTTCTGTTCTGCTTCGGGAGCTGCCTTATCAGCCTTCTTCCGGCCCCGCTTCGGCTTCTCGGTCTCTTCGGGAACCGGAGCCATCTCGCCGAGCTCCAGGTCCTTCGAGTCGATGCCCTTGCCCCAGACGTGACCGTCGTTGGTCTTGATGCGGTACTGGATGAAGTTGTTGCGGGGGTCGAGACGAACTCCGATGATGATGCCGTCGGTCTGCTCCTTGGTCTTCGTGCAGATGAACTTGCAGAAGCGACCGATGTTGGCTTTGGCCTTCTCGAGATTGGCTTGGGCCTCCTCAGCCGATACCTCCTTCTTCAGCGGACGGGGTTCCTTGGGCTCCTTCGGGGTCTTTGCCTTGCGAGCCTTCTTCGGCTTCTCCTCAGCGACTTCGTCGTTCTCCTTGATGCCGTTCTCGGCTTTGTACTCTTCTGTCTCGGTGGCGTTGTAGACAGCGCCCTCCTCTGCCGGATGCTCCTGAGATGCTCCTCTCGATGCGAGGATGGATTCGATGGCGTCAAGCTCGTCACCGGTCTTGACCTTGGCCAACTTCTGAAGAACTTTCGAGCTGTAGCTCTTGTACTTTTCGATAAACTTTTTCATAGTGTTTAGTTGTTAAGTGTAGTGTAAAAGTAAGAAAAAATATCCAATTGAAAAAATTTTTCACCAGAAAAATTGAAATTATTTCAATCCAATTCGACTGTGATTATGTCCAATATGTTGGAGGTCCTCATGCTATTGACTGCAAGTAGAGCCTTTCGGATCCCCAAGTCCTTCATTGCTCGTTTTGCTTGAGCAATGGCTCTGGCTTTGATTCTTCCGTCGGGGATAGCTGCTTCGTAGCTGTTGTAATCCTCGTCCATTAATTCGTAGTAATATCGTTTCATTGTCCTTTTGTTTGTACTACAAATATATGAAAAATACTTTTATTCCTACGATAAAACGGGGGAAAAAGTAGAGGCTAAACCTCTACTTCTTCACCTTTGTAATTTACGAATTTAGCATCCTGATAGCCGAAGAATCGGAGGGACCCGAGGTCTTTGGTTATCGTGTTCAATATCTGGGCGAGCTCCTGGTCGGAGTAGTCTTTGCAGGAGTTGACTGTGTCTACTGCCCAATAGTTCGACTGTCTAACTGAGGTGTAGCCCTTCTTCCCGACAGTTACTATGAAAGCGTTGGGCCGGTCGGATAACTTGTTCTCTTTGCTCCGGAATATGACCGAGACTTTTTTGTTGTTGGGACAAGCGGCTTTTGCCAGACTTTCGATTCGGTGTTTGTTTTCGTAGTTCATAGTGTTATCGTTTTGTTTGTATCACAAATATAATACTTCTGTGACAAATACTACGATGTTTTACGATATTTCTTCAGATATTTTTCGACCCTCGCTTTTACAGCTTCCATGAGAGCATCCTGCCCCCGGGCCTTCGCTTTCTGGGCTCTTATGACGTCCTGGTCCACTGTCTTCGAGCATACCAGTTTATTGACTATCACGACCTCCTTCTGTCCTTGTCGGTCAAGCCGAGCATTGAATTGTTGCTCCAGCTCGAGAGAATAGGTCTGCCCAAACCAGATGATGCGGTGTCCTCCGGCTTGAAGGTTGAGCCCATGGCCCCCGGAAGCCGGGTGCATCAAAAGAACCTGGATTCTGCCAGCATTCCAGTCAACGATGTCCTTCTCCGTTTTAAGTTCCCGGGGCTTATACTTGGCGAGAGCCTTCATGAGCCGGTCTCGGTCATGCTGGAAGGTCCAACCTATGAGGACTGACTGTCCCCCGGCGTCCTCAATGAGTTCCTTCGTGGCTTCGATCTTCAACGTGTGCACTTCATGGGCCACTCTCTGTTCATCGTACACTGCTCCATTGGCAAACTGGAGGAGCTTCGTGGACAAAGCTGCTGCATTGACAGCTGGTATCTCTACGGCGTCCCCGAGCTGATCAATCATGCTGAGAACTTGTTCCTCCTCGAAAGAGTCATAAGCTTTTTGGATCTCCGGGGGCATCTGGATCTCGACTATGTTGTCGATGCGCTCGGGGAGATCGAGGTAGTCCTTAGCTTTCATGCTCATGCAGATGTCCCCGATCTTTGAGTATATCCGCTCCTGATTCTCTTTGGATATGTCGTACGAATATACAATATGCCCGTTTCTACGTCCTGGCTTAAAATAGTTGTCACGATAGTGGGATATGTATTTGCCCAAGCGCTCTCCCCGGTCCAGGAGGTACATTTGGGCCCAAAGGTCCATAAGACCGTTGGGTGCCGGGGTACCAGTCAAACCTACTACTCGGGAGAGTGAAGCCTGAACGTGCTTAAGAGCTTTGAATCGGATTGACTTGGGATTCTTGAAACTGCTGAGCTCGTCGATGACCACCATGTCGAATGGTAGGCAAGATCCCCCGTAGAGCCCGCATAGCCAAGCCACGTTGTCTCTCCCGATGGTGTATATGTCTGCCTTCTTGGCGAGAGCCTCACGACGTTGACGTTCTGTTCCGATGATGCGAGACACTTTAATGTGCTTCAAATGGTCCCATTTCTCGACCTCCTGTGTCCAGACTGATTCGGCTACTCTTTTGGGAGCTATGACTAACACTCGTCGGACCTCGACCTCTTTAAACATGAGCTCGTTGATGGCTGTCAAAGTAGACACTGTTTTACCCAATCCCATGTCCAGGAACAGAGCACAGTGCGTGTGGCTTATTATGTGGTCAACAGCTTGTAGCTGGTATTGGTGGAGATCATTTTCGGTCATATTCCAATGCTAACATTTTACAACCCATGGTCGTGTCTATCACCTCGACTCGAAAGCCCATTGCTTTCAGTTTCTGGTGCATTAATGTCTGTATTTTTCTGGGCTTTTTGCCGAATGCTTTCAACTCAACGAAAACGACTTCGCCACCAGGGAACAGACAGAGCCGGTCGGGGAGGCCAGCATTGTGAATTGCGGGGAGTTTCAAACACCAGCCACCAACTCTCTCCACCTCAGTGACGAGTCGTTTCTCAATCGAGTTTTCGCACGTAATATTTTTGCTTTCCATAAATGGGGAAATTTTTAGTAGACTTGCACGGTTCCCATTCGGGCATGCTCTTTAACAAGTCATTGATTTCTCGAGTCTTATACCGGTCCATGTCCTCTCTGTTCCGCCCAAGACATTCGCACCATATCTCAGCAACACACACGTAGTCTCGGGGGGCGGTCCCTTTGGGGTTTAACTCATCGACCAGGAAGTCTCTTCTCTGGTAGAGGTCCATTGAGTCCCAGTTGTCCGGGAGTTGACGTTCCAAGTACGCCTCAATGATGCCTTTCCGTTCATCCGACTCGCTGTGCGAGCTTTGCTCATTTTTGGCTATTTTCTCGGCTTCATGACTCAAATAGAGTTTCTCCTTGGATTTGTACAGGACAACTGCCTCAGCCCATATCTGGTCTATCTCGTCGTCCAGATCCATGAACACGTCTTTTTTGGCATTGTTGGGGACCACGTCCACTGGCATGAAGCGTCTGTTGCCAGTGGGGTCTCTCAGGAATTCGCTGTCGTTGGTGGTGCCGAAAAAGACGCATTGCCGGGGATATATCTCAGAAGTTCTGGCATACGCTGGTCGGAATGAGTCTTCGGACTTAGATATGAAATGCTTCACTGACTCAACCTCCGCTTTGCGGAGACCGGAGAGCTCAGCTATTTCAATAAGCCATGCCCCCTGGATCTGCTCGAGAGCCTCCTTTCCTTGGACTGTAAGGAATGTATCGCTAAACCAGGATTTTCCCAATTTTTTGATGAACGTACTTTTGCCGGATCCTTGAGGTCCTACGAGCATAAGCACAAGGTCGAATTTGACCCCCGGATTCATAACTCGGGCAACTGCTCCAACCAGCATCTTGCGGATGGCTTCGCGAGAGTAGATGTTGTCGTCAGCCCCCATGTAGTCAATCAGGAGTTTGTCTACCCGTTGGACCCCGTCCCATTTGAGACCATTAAGATAGTCCAGAATCGGGTGGAAGTGGTTGCGTTCAAATTCCAGAGCCATGGCATCGTCGATCTTTAGCGAGGACGTTATTCCATATACGCAACCCAGGTAGTTCCTGACCCCGGAGTAGTCTACGTTCTTGACCGGCTCCGGCTTAACAACCCGACGCCACGGGAGATTCCCGAAAACGTACCTCTTCCCGTCAAAGTCGTTTTGTCTGAACAGTCTTTTGAACCGGGGATCGTTTGCAAATATGAGGTTGAGGTTGGCATCCGACGAGAGGTACGCTCCCCGAGTATCAACCTCCAGCTCCTTCATCCACTCGACGCTCTCAGCCTCCGGGTCAACCTCCTTTTCGACTACTTCTTCCTGAGTCCGATCATGCTCTGGATCGGCAAACTCGTACTTGGCACTGTTGATGTGGTCGTTGGCAATGGTTGTCTTAGTGTCGGGGTCATTGCGTACGAACTCCTCCATTGCTGACACACTTGGCAACTTCGACGAGGGATCCTTGACCTTGTCGTCAAGGTGGCCGAATTTGTGTATGCGGACCAAGTCAAACGCATTGCAAAGTTTACCCCCACACGGGTCAGTTCCATGATGGGAATAAGCGAACTTGTCCTCATACACTATCAGACCAGCTGAGGCACTGCCTTTTGTGTAAGTGTATCGATCCTCCAATGCTGACGGAACATAGGTGTCGGAGAGGAAGGTCTCTATTGCTTCGGGTATGGAGTACGTCCTACAGAACGCTCCTATGAGCCCCCTCTTTATGGTTGGGTCCTCCTGCTTCTTAACGGCTCTGTCGACAGCTTCGAAACGGGACGAAGCTGTGGGCCAAAGTGATGAGTCCTTCCAATCGGCATAGGAGTTGAGGATCTCGTCAGCATCAATCCATGGACCGTCCTGAACCTTAAAGTAGTAGTCCATGTCCTTCGGCGTAGAAGGCCAGAACATGAGTCGGTTGGTCTCGAAAGTTGAATTGTCGAAAAGGTCTATGCCGATTATCCCGGCAATTTTTCGGCTTATAGCCACATACTCATCAGCCGTGACTTCTCTGCTCAGTGGCATTATTAGTCGGTACCGGGGAGACGCATCCGAGTGTTTGTGAGTCCCATGCAGAACAGCTGCATTGTCAAACTGGAGAGTAAAGTCATCCCAGAGGTCTTTGTGGGCAAAGTCCAAGTCGAGTGTCATCAACTGTCTGTGGACCACATTGGCCGGGCTTCTTTTGCCCCCTCTCAGGTAGCCTCCAACGTATCCGCCTACGTCTTTTATTTTGAGCTGGTCTTCCTTGCTTGCAGAAACAAACTCCTTAAATGTTTCAGTGGTCTTGTTCTCCTCCCCGAGTCGACTGACCAATTCAGACCATTTCAGTTTCTTGTTGCTCCATACTTTTGATCTTGCGCTCAGTCCGATTGCAATATCAAGTTCCCCGTCGTATGTCATTAGTCTTTCTTATAAAATTTAGTAACGTATCCGTCTGCTTTGAGAGGTAATCCCATTGGCAAGCAGTTCAGCCAAGGAAGATCCTCTCCCATAACTCTACACATAGTTTCCAGACAATCCCCGGCTCGATCCTCGTCTACCTCTGCAATGGCTTCATCATGGACGTGCATTACTATTTCGAAGTCTTTCATAATGCTTAGTCTGTACATTGCTTCGGCGAGAAGATCCCGGGAGATTGCCTGGACTATGTTCTCCACCAGTTTGCCCCCGTATGTCTCTACCTCGGTCCATCCTACTGACTGGACCATGCCGTCGTAGACAATGCCAGTCTGCCCGAACCTGTTGGGTCTCACACGGGGATTTCTGTAGTATAGTCTTCTCCCAGCCGGGAGAGCTATCGTCAAATTGGTCCCGTCATGTTCAAAGACGAGACAACTTACTTTCTTGGTTTTTCTGGTCTGGACGCACTCGATGGCCTTCTCGTTCACCTCCGCCCAAAACTCAACAATTTTAGGATTGGCTCGACGCCAAAGAGCTACGATGGAATACATTTCCTTTTTGGACAGCTTCTTCTCTTTGTCCATCTTCTCCATTGCGTTGACCGATCCCTCATATCCGAGTGCTAATTCTGCCGTCTTACCACGCTGTCTGAGGTCCGATCCTTTCGTAACCTGCTCAATTGGGACCCCGAACATGAGTGATGCTGATGCCTCATAGATCTTGCCATGAGTGTTGAAGACGTCGAGTCGCCATTTCTCCTGGGCTAACCAGGACAGGACTCGGGCCTCAATAGCACTAAAGTCGGCTACTGCAAACATTTTTCCCTCCGGGGCTATGAAGGCTGTTCGGATGAGCTCGGACAAAACATTCGGTATATTGCCGTAACACATTTCGAGGAGGTCGTAGTCTCCTTTCTCCACCATGCTTCGGGCAAGGCTCAAATCCTTCATGTGGTTTTGGGGGAGGTTCTGGAGCTGGATCATACGACTCGACCAACGCCCTGTTCTGTTAGCCCCGTAAAACTGGAATAACCCGTGAGCTCTCCGGTCTTTGGCAGCACAATTGAGCATAGCAATGTATTTCTTAGTTGAGGTCTTGGACAGTGCAAGCCGACCAGCGAGAACCTCCTTGACCAGATCGGGAGCCTCCGGATTGTTTTTCAGATATTCGAGGATTTCGGGCTTTCCCAGTGCAGGGAAGTTGAGTCCGAAATTAGTGCTGAGCCATGTCTTGAGCTGAGCTAAACTGTTAGGATTGTCCAAGCCCGTCAGTTCCTTCATTCGGTCGGTCATCTCCTCCGTGTACACCTCATCAAAAGAAATGGCGTTCCCGGCCATGTCGAGATCGATCAAGATGCCCCGATCATTGATGCTCTGGTCTACGAGATAGTTCCGACGTTCGAACTCCGGGAATGGGAATTGGTCCAGCTGTTCCACAATGTCGCGTTCGGCAATCACGTCATATTCGGCATACGTCTTGAACTCGTTCCACTTGTCCGGGTCGTCGTCCGGCATGTTCCGAGTCCTCATCCCGTTGGACTTGGTTGGCTTGCACGGGGAGCAGAAAAACCGGATTAAAGCTTTACCGGTCGACTTCTTCCCGTGCTCCCCGAGGACCAACGCCTTGGAGAGTTCACCCAAAGCCAAAGGCAGTCCGCAATAGGCTGCTTTGGCCATTGAGCAATACAATTGATCAATCGGGATAGGTAGTCCTATACGCTTAAATACGAGTCTCTCAAATACTGCGTTATGCGCCCATTTCTCGACCCCCGGATCAGTTAAAGCGGAGATGAAATAGTCGGGGAGCTCCTCTCCTTTGGCCAGATCAATCACCTGAACGGGAGAGGTGTCAAAGGCGAAAGACACTATAAGGAGCTGAAAGCCCCCCGATTCTATGTATTTATAGGCGCCCGTGGACTCAATGTCCTCCGGGCTATATGTTTCCGTATCGAAATATAAGCGTCTCGACATGTTAATTATTGTTAAATTTGTTGCTGGGCGGGGATTCGAACCCCTAATCCCGAATAAGACCCAGCATACCAACCTACATAAGGTCGTCGTCCCACGGGTTCTGGCCGAAGTCCTCCTCTGTAGAAGATCCCCCGGAGAGACGTTCTCCGTCAGCCAACTTCTGGAGGTTGTTCAGCCCGCAAGCAACGCCTTTGTTGCCATTCGTGTTGAAAACGTAGAAATTGATCGACGCCCGGCCATAGCATCCGGAGTAGAAATCCTCTTTTTCGATGATGGGGTTGAGGTTGACGTCCACGATGCCAGGACGGTTGTCCGAGTTGGCATTGACGAACATGTGCCCAGCATACTCCGGATTGTCCGGTCTTTCGGTGTCCCCGTCACGGAGGGGGTTCTTCCACGTCGGGGGAATCTTGCCGCCCAATTTGGCGATGCCTTCTTTGAGAGCCGTGTCGATGGCCTCCTTGACCCGAGACAGAGTTGCCGAGTCAGTCTTCGGGATGAGGATGGACACCGAGTATTTTGCTCGGTCGGAACCCTCCATTGCCCGGGGTTCCCATACGTTGGCGTAACTGAACCGAACTTTGCCGGTTACTACTTTGGTTGTTGCACTCATAGTTGTGAAGTTTAGTTATTAGAAAAATCGAGTTTTGCTTGTTCAATGCCCATTGCCGGACGCTTGTCAGACTCGGGGACGAGAGTGGGTTTGCCAGGAGCTTTGATGACGAGGTCCCCGACCAGTGAATCGAAGTCCTTTTTGAGGAGCTTCTCGATGGCCGGAATCCCGGCCAGTTTGACAACTTGGAACTGATCCGGGGTGTAGTCGCATGCGGTAAGAACTTCCTGAACTGCACTCTCGTCAGTCCATTTCCGTATTGACCTTCCTTCGACTACCTTATATCCCGGGATCTTCTCACCCGAGATGGCTTTGGAGAGCAGGTGCTCAGATACAGCATTTACCCATTCTTGGAGCATGGGGGCTTGCTCGAAAATCTGAGCGAGCTCCTCAGTGGTCAGGAGTTCGGGCTCTTTGAACTCATGTTTGGCCAAGTCCAGATTGTGGTCTGCCATCTTGCGACACAAAGCTTTGACTTTACACCACCTGCACCAGTGCCCGACTTGGAGTTCCCCCTCCCCGGAGTAAGCAAGAGCTGCTTTGGGTTTCACTACCTCCTCACCCCATTTGTAGAGGTCTTCGGGGGTAATCTCCCATGACGAGATTCGCTCCTGGCGGGGCTGGACTATAGTCAACTTCACCATGTTGATGTCGTAGACCATCTCGAATTTGGACAATGCCCCGAGAGCATACAGCATCAACTGAGCATTGTTCTCAGCGAAAACCGGCACGCCAGTTCCAAACTTGAGGTCTATGATCTCCATGACCCCGTCAGCGATAATGCAAGCGTCTCCAGTGCCGAATCCTTGTTCGACCCAAGCCGAGAAGTCCAGTCGCTCCTCCAGAAGAACGAGTGCGTCTTTGGTTTTTCGCAGAGCTTCCGTATATTGGTCCGTTACGTACTGGCAATAAGCCATTACGGGCTCATCCATGGCCTCAGTGTAGAGGTCACTCTTCTTCAGCTTCCTGAGTTCAGCAGACGTAACGTCAACAGGCGTTATGCGGAACCTCGCTCGGAGGTAACATTCTGCCATCTCGTGAGCCAGAGTACCCTCTTCGGCATACTTGGAAGGCTTACCGGTTTCCTCAACTTTTTCCTCCAGTCTGGCACTGGGGGTGCAGTTGATCCACCGGTCTGCCTTTGATGCCGAAAGCATGGCGTGCTTACGAGATGAGTGATTCGGGGCTCCCATTACGCAAGGGCTTTGAGGAATTCGTAGAACGCGTCGTAGTTTCGGGCATCCAGTCCCGTCACATTCTTCGATCCCAGTTCAGCGAGCTTTGCCCGGATGGTTTCGCGGTGGTTGTCCACCGTACTTGCCAGGAGAGCCCGGATGTCCTGAATTGAGACAGCGGGGCCGGAACCCAAAGAGGAGTTCGCATCCATCGGCATGGGTTCGGACTCCTCAGTCTTTTTGGGGACTGGAGCCGGAGCCGGAGCTGGCTTCTTCACGTCCTGTGCAGGGACTGATTTCTTGACGTCAGTCGTCTTAACTGTCACGGGATTTGCTCCGATAACCTGACAGATCTTGCGGACCATTTCGAGATCCTGAGTTTCTTCGAGGTTTGCCTCGAACTTAATTTCTACTTTCATTGGCTTGATGATTTTTGATTATGGTGTTCAGAAGTTCAATGTACTTGCTGAGAGATATAGCCGGGTCATGGAGAACAGTTTCATGAAACAGGGACCCGAGGTGGAACACCTTCGTCTCTCCCGTTTTGACCGATAACTCGGCTCTGTAGTTCCCGTTTGTCAGAATACATGTCTCTCCTTTAAACTCGGAGTTCCATGCTCCTCTGTAGAGATCGTCGACAGATACACGGAGCCAAGCTGCTAAACGGGAGACTTGCTCCGAATTCAACAAGGTTTTTCCGTTGAGAACCCGGTTGAGAGCTGCTCGGGGGAACCGGTTATCGGGGAACAGAATTTCTGCCACTTCTTGAAGCCTGAGCCCTCTCTGTTCAATTAATTCTCTGAGATTGATAGTCATTGTGTTGTCCATGTTGTTTATCCCAAATATAATCAATTTTCCCCTGATGTTGAAATTTTTTTCAATCTTTTTAATGAAAAATGTTTACTTGGTGAGAAGGTAGACCACCTGAGCAATAAATATGCTCCTCCTGCTGGGGTTGACCCGGGCATATACTTCTCGTAAAGGCTCAATGGCTTTCTCAAGCTTGAGGTCCTCTCCTTTCCTCTTCAACTCCTTGAGAGCCTCATAGACCCGGGTCCTTTCCTGCCATTCCCGAACTTCGGCTTTGTCGTTCCACCAACCAGACACGGGGACAAATTTTGAGCTGAGCACATAGGCAGATTTTCCGTCCTCTGAGAACGGCTGTTGAGTGATGGCTCCCGGGGTACAGTTGGGGTTGATCTTCTTCTCGAACGAGATGGGCTCCGTGTATGTAGGCCCCTCCCCGGGAAGCTTGTCCATTTTCATGTAGTGGAATCCGAACTCGTCCTCATACTTGAATACTACGTATTTTTCGATCTTTTCCACGGTTATTTGTTTAAGGTTCTTGCTGATATTCTGCATTTCTCGCCGAAGTAGATAAATGTCTGGCCGTTAGCTGCAATGTCTTTCAGTTCAGACTCAGTATAAGGCTCATACTCGCCTTCGATATTGATTCGAGTGGCTCCTTGGGAGTTAGCCAAAGCTCTGAAGGAAGTGAAGACTCCCTCCACGTATCCCATTCGAGTGACGATAAGTACCGATTTTACTGTTCTCATAGTTGTGTAGGTTTTTGTTTACACTACAAATATAATACTTCTGCGGTAAATACTACGATAAAATCAGCATTTTTTTTCCGTTTGTTTTGAGAAGTCCCATCATGACAATTTCGAGAGGGTTGGGTGAAGCTGGTTCTGACTGGCTTTGGTCTTCTACTAACCTCTCCCACATTGATCCAGCCTTAAA